TAGGTTAGTTTCAATTACAGATATATATGGTGATTACTAATGGCAGAAAAATTTGATAGCACTGCAGATGTGCCTTATTTAGCACGTGATGCAAAAACAGTTGGTCCCGGTGGTGGAGAAGATTTACAAGCAGAAGATGTAGGAACTACTGTTGATATAGAACAAACTAACGACGCACCCAATGTTGAAATTATCGAAGACGGATCTGCTGTTGTAGGTGAGCAGGTAGATGACATACCCCTAGGTTTTAATTCTAACTTAGCAGAAAAACTTGATGCATCGTACATGCAAGGCTTATCTAATGAATTAATTGAAAAAGTAGACAATGACAAATCTACAAGAGAAGATTGGGAACAATCGTATACAAAAGGTTTAGACCTTTTAGGTTTTAAGTATGAAGAACGCACTAGACCTTTTAGAGGCGCATCAAGTGTAAACCATCCTATGTTAGCTCAAGCGGTTACACAGTTTCAAGCAATGGCTTATGTTGAACTTCTACCTAGTGATGGTCCTGTAAGAACACAAGTGGTAGGAGTAAATTCACCAGAACTTCAACAGTCAGCCGAAAGAGTAAAAGATTATATGAACTATGAGATTACTCATGTCATGGAAGATTATAATCCAGAGATGGATCAATTATTATTTCAATTACCCCTATCCGGTAGTGCATTTAAAAAGATTTACTATGATGAAGTTCAAGGTAGAGCCACATCAAAATTTATACCAGCAGAAGATGTGATCGTTCCGTACGGTTGTTCTGATCTAGACGATTGTGAAAGAATTACACAAGTCGTTAAGATGACTAAAAACGATTTAAGAAAAAAACAAGTATCAGGATTTTATCTAGATACTGATTTAGAAAATTACGAGGCAGGTAATCAAACAGATTTACAAGAAAAAAAAGATTCTATTGATGGAGAGTCACCAGGCACCTACGCATCAGATGACATGGTGGAACTATATGAACTACATGTTGATTTAGACCTAGAGGGTTTTGAAGATATTAATTTAAAAAGCGGTGAGCCTAGCGGTATAAAACTTCCCTATATTGTGACAATTGACAGAGGCACTAATGAAGTGCTTTCTGTGTACAGAAACTACAATGAAGGCGATCCTCTTAGAAAGAAAAACGAATATTTTGTTCATTATAAGTTTTTACCAGGACTAGGATTTTATGGCTTTGGTTTAATACACATGATTGGTGGTTTGACAAGAACTGCTACCTCTGCGCTAAGACAATTACTAGATGCAGGAACACTTTCTAACTTACCCGCTGGTTTTAAATCCAGAGGACTGAGAATACGAGATGACGATCAGCCTTTACAACCAGGTGAGTTTAGAGATGTAGATGCACCAAATGGAATAATTAGAGAAGCTTTAATGCCTCTTCCTTATAAAGGACCTGATCAAGTCTTAATGCAACTTTTAGGTTTCTGTGTTGATGCAGGAAAACAATTTGCTGCAGTAGCTGACATGCAAATGTCAGAGATAGGTAGTTCACAAACTCCTGTTGGAACAACAATGGCACTAATGGAACGTGGCACAAAAGTTATGTCTGCTGTTCATAAAAGATTACACTACGCACAAAAGAAAGAATTTAAACTTCTTGCTAAAATATTTAAATTAGTTTTACCACCTATGTATCCTTACAATGTTGCCGGTGGTCCAAGACAAATTAAGATGTTGGACTTTGATGATAGCATTGACATCTTACCGGTATCTGATCCAAACATATTTTCAATGTCACAAAGAGTGACTCTTGCACAAAATCAATTGCAATTAGCTCAGTCAAATCCGCAGATGCACAACTTGTATGAAGCTTACAGAAGAATGTATACTGCACTTGGAGTTAAAGATGTGGAACAAATATTACCCATACCTCAAGGCCCACAGCCAAAAGATCCTGCACAAGAACACAGCGTTGTATTAATGGGTCAGCCTTTACAAGCTTTCATGGAACAAAGTCACGATTTACATATTAAAACACATAGAACTTTTATGTCGTCAGCTTTAGTAAAAACTAACCCCATGGCAGTTGTAAATTTAGTTTCTCACATTAACCAACACGTATCTATGTTGGCACAACAAGTAGTAGACAAGGCTTTGATTGAAGAAGCAGAAAAATTACGTAAACAATTTGGTGATCAGATACCACCACAAGAATTACAAGCATTACAAGCTAATAGACAAATGCTTATTGATGAACAAATTATGAAAATTACAGAGACTATGGTTTCCGAAGAAGCAGAAGCAATGCAAGAACAAAACGTCGACCCTCTAGTTTTACTCAAACAACAAGAATTACAGCTAAGACAACAAGATTTAGAACTAAAAGCACAACAACAAGGAGAATCACAAGGTCTCAGAGAGAATCAATTTGAATATAAACAAGATTTGGACGCAATGAAATTGCAAAAAGACTATGACTTAGCAGATTTAAGAGCTCGAGTTGCTTTGGAAAGGCAAAATGCCACTAAACAAGAAGGGTAAAAAGATAAAAAAGGCCATGTCTAAGACTTATGGCAAAAAAACCGGTGCAAAAGTGTTCTATGCAAGCATAAACAAAGGAAAAATTAAAGGAGTAAAGAAAAATGTTTAATTTATTAATTGGTCCACTGTCAAATTTAGTTGGAAATGCAGTAAAAGGCTTTGTTGAGACTAAAAAAGCTAAAGCAGACTTAGCATTAACGGAAATTAAGGCACAGAAGAGCCTTAAGGAAGCTCAGATTGCGGGAAAAATTTCGTGGGAGGCCAGTGCGGTCGATCAAATGAAAGGCAGCTGGAAAGATGAGCTAATTTTAATATGCTTATTGGTTCCAGCGGTGGCGGTATTCATCCCCGGATGGACACCACACATCAAAGAAGGGTTTGAGGCATTACACTCACTACCTGATTATTATAAACACCTTCTATACATAGCTTGTTCAGCAAGTTTTGGTATTAAAGGGGCAAAAGGAGCTATGGGATTAATATCCAAGAAAAAATCATGAGTTGTTGTACAAGAAAAAGAACATGGAAAGACTATATGTTTTTACCAACTGCTGTCATAGGCACTGTTATAGGTTTTGCAATGTTATTAAGTGTGGAAATGGCCATAGCAAAAGCATTAGGATTTTTATAAAATAAATAATTGAAACATTCATACTTTAAAATACCGGGTTGGTTTAATTACTCGGAAACCTACGACATAATAGTTGACAGAATACCTGATAACGGTGTCATCGTAGAAATAGGATCTTTTTTAGGAAGATCCACACACTATTTAGCAACCTCACTAATGAATGCAAATAAAGAAGATGTAAAAATATATTGTATTGATACCTTTGAAGGTTCATCAGAACATGCAAATATTAAATTACCTAAAGATTTTATGCACATGACAAGAGAAAATCTTAAATTTTTTGTGGGTAGAAATATGGTTAATCTTTGTCAGGGCAGGTCAGATAGTAAAGAGATATTAGATAAGTTTGCAGATGAATCTGTCGATTATGTCATGGTAGATGGCGCACACGAGTACGAGCCAGTCAGAGATGACGTTATAAATTGGTGGCCAAAACTTAAAAAAGAGGGAGTAATGTTTGGTGATGATGTTGAACTGACATCTGTATTAGAGGGCATGAAGGCAGGTCTAAGAGATAGAAAGATGCCTACATACGGCACTAATAATGGAAGAGAACAAACTTGGTACTGTACAAAAAACGGTGATAACCAAGGTTTAGAAAAATTAATACCAGGAGTAAACGTGCTACATGAATAATGCATTTATAATTTATAATTTAAAAAAAGAACTAAAATCTATTTCAGAAAGTTTACAAGAAAGTTTATCACAAGGGGTTGAAAACTTTGAAGAATATAAGTATATTCTTGGTAAACTACATATGCTTGACATATGCCAACAGGAAATTTCTCGCCTGCTGGATAAACAGGAGAAACTTGATGACTAAAACATTATATGTGCCAGAGCACATAAAACAAAAATTTGATAATCCTAAAGAGGCTGCAAAGCCTCCAATGAAAGAATTAGATAAACTTCCTAAACCCGTTGGCTGGCGAATATTAGTATTACCATTTAAAGCATCTGAAAAAACAAAAGGTGGTATTTTATTGACTGATAAAACTATGGAAGATTCACAATTGACTGCAAGTGTTGCAATGGTATTAGCTGTTGGTGACGATGCATACGCAGATAAAGAAAAGTTTCCTAATGGTCCTTGGTGCAATC